GATCATCTGAAACAATTACATTCTCTATACTATCAAATGATCTTAGAGGGTTGCTCGCCAGAACAGGCGCGGATGGTGTTACCACAAGCAACCTACACTGAATGGATATGGACAGGTTCCTTGTTAGCATACAGCCGCACGTGTAAGCTACGACTGGATAGTCACACACAAAAGGAGACACAAGAAGTATCACAAATGATTAACGATATTATTAAACCCCTGTTTCCTGTAAGTTGGGATCAGCTTAATGCCCCTCAAAATAAAGCGGAGAATAAAAATGAATAGTTCCACAGCTTTAGAGATGGATTACTTGCTTTGTGATATACTAAAGATCACAATGGATACGCTAGATACAATGCCACTACCCGTTGTAGTTAAAATGAGAGAGATCGTAGAGCCAGCAGCTAGGGACATTTATGAAGAGGAGTTACTAATGGATAGCATAGCATTTAATATCATGTCGGTATTAAGCCAAGAGATAGAGACACTTAAGGCGTGTAGTAAGGATAAGGACAGTGAAGAATATAGGATAGTAGTTAGGTGGCTAACTAATAGAATTGAAGGCTTAGAAAGCGGAGAGCCTGTATGAAACTACCTAGATTTACGCAAGTACGTAAGCTAGCGAGTGGGGGTAATGCCTATCGGTTTAACCCACCGCAGAAGTTTATAACTGCGGGGGTCGTTGAACGAGCCGAGCTTGGTAGTGATCTGTCGGCAGCTAGGGCTGCTGCTCGGCAGCATAACGACAAGATAAATGAGTGGCGGAAAAGTCAAGCAGAAATGCTAGATGTTCGCAAGGGTAGTAAATTATCTTTGTTAGTGCGTGATTATTACAACAGTAGTAACTTCACTATGCTTAGAAAATCTACGCAGAAAGACTACAAGTACTTTCTTAAGAACATGGTACAAACACTTGGAGATGATAGACTTTCTGACGTTACTACTCGCCGTGCTAAGGCTGCGTATGAGAAGTGGGTGCACAGTGGCGTACCGTACGCCAATCATGTATGTGCGGCAGCGTCTATCTTGTACAACTATGCTATAGACAGAGAGTACATCACGCTTAATCCTTTTACACATGTCAAGAGGAAAACACCTATACAACGTAAGGTTGTATGGCAGCATGATCATGTTGTGCAATTTCTTGACACAGCGTACAGTGAGTGGCGGTGGCGTAACATAGGACTCATAGCCCAGATGGCATACGAATGGGTGCAAAGACTGGGTGACATTCGGGTACTAGAGTGGGAGAACATAGAACTTGAGGGTAGGCGGGTTGATCTTCAGCAGTCAAAGAGAAGGGCAGCAGTTAGTCTACCCATCTCAGAAGAATTAGCGGGTATGCTTACGCAGCAACATGAAGACTTTGGTTTCCAAAAGTATGTAGCCCCAATGATAGTGCCGAGAAGCGGAGAGTTTATACCCTGTACTAAACAACGACTATCTAAGGTGAGCAGACAGGTTCTAATTGCGGCGGGGTTGCCGTCTGAACTGTGGCTCATGGACCTACGAAGAACAGGCACCACACAGATGAACGATGCGGGTGTCTCAATGGGACAGATCATGTCCGTCACGGGGCATGTCAATCCACAAAGTGTTAAGCCTTATCTGACGCATACATATGCAAGTGCAAATTCTGCCTTGACCAAGCGGCAAAACAATGGTAAAAGCATAGCCCCTTGCCGCATGAAGGGTGTTACATCTGGAGGTACTGAATGATTAGATCATTTATAAGTTCTCTTATACAAAAAATAGAGACTTTGCTACATAAGTACCGCAAGAACCGGAGACTGGCTAACGATAGCTATCTTACAGGCGGTAAGGGACGGGGTTAGTTGTGGACATACGAAACTTTGTGGATGATTTGGGTGTCGCAAATGGGTCCACCGCTAGGTGTAACTGTCCTGTCTGTGATGGGTTCAAAACGTTTACGGTAACAAATAAAAATGGAATGCTTGTTTGGAATTGTTATAAGGCGGGTTGCTTTGTACACGGGGGAACTCGAACACATCTAAGCGTAGAGGACATACGTAACTCAATGAGAATAAAAGATACGGAGGAAATAGTATGGGAGAAACCAGCCTGTATAGTTAAGGGGTACCAACATAAGGGTGTTAAAAACTTTCTAGCTGGGTGGTCGTTGAGTCACATGCAACCCTACCCTCTGTACGACGTTAAGGAAAACCGCGTAGTGTTTCCCATATTCAGAGACAGGGCTATGGTAGATGGTGCCGGTCGATCTTTAGCGGGGCGGCTACCCAAATGGAGGAGGTATGGGGAGTCAGGGTTGCCATACACGAATGGTTCAGCTTCAGTTGCGGTACTTGTAGAGGACGCTATCAGTGCTGCGGTTATAGGATTGAACAAACAGTGTACCGGCATAGCACTACTGGGAACTTCCCTACAAAATACGCACAAGAAAATTCTAAGTGAATACAGTAAGCTAATAGTAGCCCTTGATCCCGATGCTATGCCTAAGACATTAAGTATTGCACAGGAGTTGCGCTCTATACACAAACAGGTAAGTGTGTTACGATTAAGAGATGATTTGAAATACAGAAACCCGCTAGACATGCATAACTTGGAGAAATTAATATGGAACTAGCTCTAGTACGGTCCCTCATGGACAAGGAGTTTTATGATGACAATAGAGGATCGCGATGTCCCGATAGATTATTTAGCAAGGACATTCGTAAGATTAAACATGCCCTTGATGCAGCAGTAGAGAGATACAAGCGTACCGTTACGCCCGATGAGATCGAGGCTCTATTCATGTCGGGCAATCCGTCATTAACTACAGCACAGAAGGAAGCGTATGGTGATCTGTTTCGTAGAATAAAACTAGAGAAACCACTAGGCAAAGACGTAGCACAAGAGGTGCTGTCCAAATTGTTTCAGCAGGTGGTCGGTGAAGAGATTGCCAATCTAGGCTTTGACTATGTGAATGGTACACAAGCTACGCTGGAGCCGTTACGAGAATTGTTGGACAAGTATACAGATGACTTCATGCCAGACTTACATGTGGAGTGGGACGATATATCCATTGACACGTTGCTCTCACAGAATGACATGGAGACACGCTGGAAGTTTAACATTCCCACCCTGTGCACTAAAGTAGAGGGTGTCAATGCCGGTCACTTGATTGAGATAGGTGCGCGATCCAATGTAGGTAAGACATCCTTTCATGCCAGTATGATCGCGTCTCCAAAAGGTTTTGCTGCACAAGGAGCAAACTGTATGATACTCTGTAATGAAGAGGGTTCACCCCGTGTGGGTGCACGTTACCTTCAAGCTTGTACAGGTATGACGCTATCCCAGATAAAGAAGAACCCTAAAGTTGCATGGGATATGTATGGAAAGATACGGGATAATATTTTTCTTAAGGATGTAACGGGTAGAGACATGGGCTGGGTGGAGAGTGTGTGTAAGACCTACAAGCCAGACATTGTGGTGCTGGATATGGGTGACAAGTTTGCAGTAACACAGGGCTTTGCTCGTACCGATGAAGCACTGAAGGCCAACGTTATATATGCAAGACAGATTGCAAAGATGTATGGGTGCGCTATGTTCTACATGTCGCAGTTAAATGCAGAGGCAGAAGGTAAGGTACAATTGAACCAAGCTATGATGGAGGGCAGTCGAACAGGTAAGGCAGCGGAAGCTGATCTTATGATATTAATTGCAAAGAACCCACCACTTGACGGTTTATCTGAAGAGGAGGAAAGTCCTCAACGACACTTGAATGTTGTGAAAAATAAACTGTCTGGTTGGCATGGGCGTATCCTATGTGAACTGGATTACAAGACGGCAAGGTATACAGCGTGAATAAAAAAGCACTGCCGGATGGATTTACTATTGACAAGTCCATGCGGCACGGTTTAGGATTGTTTGCTACGAAGGATTTGGTTATCATGCCTACCGCTGTTACTCATGTACATCATCCTATTCTTGGGTGGGTAAGAACAGCGGTGGGTGCCTTCATAAACCACAGCGAGTCTCCTAATTGTGTAAGTAAGGAAGATGAGGTGCGTATTAAAAGTACGGTGGCGGTTGAGTCCTTTAACTTATCGTGGGTATTGTTGGGTACAGGATCAAACGTTGCATACGGACCTGTCATACAGGTGCGCTACTTACTGGCTTGTAAGGCTATACTAGAGGGAGATGAGATAACACTATTATATGGAGATAAAAAGTATCATGGCCTATAGTGATGAGCTATTAACTATACCTGAATTTTTATGGCGCAAGCCAAAGAGAGGACGCCCTAGAAAAAATAAAGAAGAAAATATTTTATCTGCAAAGGATAAGTGGGACGAGTGGGATAAAATAAAGCAGGAAAAATATGGAACACGATATGACATACAGCTTGGCATCGAAGCACCCCGTATAGGTAGCGGCTACCGTATTGTTTACGTTAAGGAGGGACGTAAGTGGGCTTACATGGTGTGCCACTCCGGTGATCCGAGTAGAAGGGAGGGCAAGGTACGAAAAAGATTTTCTTTAAAGGCTTGGCTCGGGATTAAGGAGTCACATAAAAAGTACGTGGCTCGACAAGAGAGAGCACTGGAAAAGTTAAGGAAAAAAGCACATGAAACTAACCCTTGATGTTGAGCATACGGTTACGAAGAAGGGTGGTAAGACACACTTCGATCCCTTCGAGCCGGATAACGATCTCGTAATGATAGGCACCTTGACAGATAAAGGAGAGGAA